AAATATTAGAAACTGGTAATTTAAGCTACAACTTTATTCCACATGCTACAACTGTTCAAATAAATTCTGAGGGTGAAATAGTACAATCCTGGATTAAGTCAAAAGCAGAAGATAGGCTATATATTGAGTTAATCGAAAATATTAAGCAATTGCCTAAAATTCAAAAAGTTGATATTTTGAATAAGCAACCTGAACCATATATGCTAGAAATACCACTATATGATATGCACTGGGGTATAGCAGATTATGAGTATTACAAATCAACTCTACAAAATATTTTAGAAATTATTTCAAGAAGACACTATCAAGAAATCAATATTATAATTGGGCAAGACATGTTTCATAATGACGATTTTAGAGGGAGAACTGCTTCTGGTCGTGAAATAGAATCAGTGAATATGGTAAAAGCTTGGAATGACGCGAGACAATTTTACTATAACATCATTGATTTATCGTTAAAGCAAAGCGCCAAAATTAGAGTTATTTACTCTAAAGGTAATCATGACGAAAGTATGTCGTGGGCATTTGTACAGATGATTAAAGCCCAATATGATATTGAAGTTGATGATGAATTAAAAGAAAGGAAAGTTATCATATTTGGCGATAACTTCATAGGCATAACTCATGGTGATAAAGCGAAAAACAAACCTATAGATTTAAGAAGCATATTTACAATAGAATATCCTATTGAGTTTGCTAACGCAAAAGTGCGTGAAATACACGCAGGTCATTTACATCATGAAAAAGAAGAAGATTGTTATGGTGTGATGTGTAGACGACTTAGTACATCAAACAAAACAGATAAATGGCATTTAGATAATGGTTATGTTGGAGCCCATAAAAGATTTACTTTATTTGAATGGTCATTAGAAAAATTAGTGGCCATTTACTATGTTTAAGGTGATAACATGGTTAAAATCAAATTATATTTTATTGTATTAATTAGATTGATGCAATTTCTATATCGTTGGATAGATTACAAAATTGCATTAATTATTCACTATTTAAAAATGAGGGGGAATTAAAATGAAATTAAACCTTGACAAGAATCTTATAGGCTTAAAAGGTGAACCCATAAATGAAAAATTAAGCGATATTTTAGCCAATATGTTGGCTATGTCAACAACTGGTCAACCTGCAAAGATGATAACTTGGGCTGTAAATCTTACAAATCATGGAGAAATTGAAGTTAACGAAGAAGATATTAAACTAATCAAACAAGTAGTCGAAAATGATAGATTTACGATAAATTTAGCCAAGGCTCAAATATTAGAAGAACTAGACAAGTTGATTGAATAAGGCAGGTGTTTATATGAAATTTTGGAAAAAATTGATAGAGAAACTTAGTGATATTGTGTATTTGATTAGAGAAATGCGTACTGATTTACTTATTGAATTAAGAAGTATAGATGAAAAGTTAACAAAAGCACAGTTTTATTATGCAAATGAAGGATCTATTATATCCATTAATAACATCCCAATAATGTTATTAGAGGAAAATAGTGAGAGATGTAAAGTCATTATACAAAATATAGGCTTAGAACCATGCTATATAAAACTTGGAAATGGTGTATCCAAAGAAGATTTTCACTTTGTCTTAGCCCCAGATACTGCGTCCTCGTTTGGTAATGGTGGTAGCGTAACTTTAGACAATTGGCATGGAGAAGTATATGCTATATGCGAAAAAGAGACAACAGTATCAGTGCTGGAATACTAGGAGGTGATTTAAATGGGATTATCAAACAGACAATTTGCAAGGACACGAGCTGAACCAATACGCGTTCCTACTGGTAGACATACTCAAGTAAGTTATGGCTATACTACTACCCTATCACCTGTTAGGTCCAGAACTGGAGATGTTTTAAAAACTCTTAGAAGTATTCCTGATGAAGCTTCGGCAATAGAATACTTAAGACGAGTTAATCCCGATGTTTCTATGGCTGTATGGAACTTTGTCAGATTAGCAAACCAAGGAAATGAAATGCAATTCTATGACCTTAATGGCAAGAGAAGAACTGATTTAGAAGATAAGTGGAGAGAATTTGCATCTAGAATAAATGAAATATCTAATAGTGGATTAGATGGATTAATCGACCAATTACACTATAGCTCATTCTTATTAGGTGGTATGGGTGTTGAAGTTGAAGTAACACCTGATAGAAAAGATATTTATGATGTATATGTAGTCAAACCACAAACTTTGGAATGGGAATTAAAAGATATAAAAGGCAGAAAAAAATGGGTTCCTTATCAATGGAATAGCGAATTAAATAAAAAAGTATATCTTGACCCTAGTAATGCAAATTTCTTTTGGGTACCAGCGGATCCAGATATAGGCGACCCTAGAGGAACTTTAAACCTCTCTCCTGTTCTTCAAGCGATAGATTTCCAAATGCAAATACTACAAGATTTGCAAGCTGTATTACATCATCAAGGCTACCCTAGAAATGATATTTCTATAAATTTGGAACGATTACTAAATATATGTCCCCCACATGTTAGAAATGACCCAAAAGAATTGAATAAATGGCTTGATGAACAATTTAATAGCATTAGAAAGGCTATGGAAAATATTGCACCGGATTCTGACTATATTCATTTTGACAATGTAGAAATTAACATGAATCAAGGTGCAAATGCTAATAGAAGTTTAGATGTAAGGGCTATTACTGAAATGTTAGATACTCAAACGCTATCTGGTTTAAAACAGATGGCTATTTTTATGAACAGAAATCAAGGAGTAACTGAAAGTTGGGGCACAGTCCAATTCAAGATATTTGTTAGTGGTATTCAGTCTTGTCAAAGAGGGTCTAAGAGAATTATAGAAGAAATAGCAAGGTTATGGCTAAGGGTACAAGGAGAACAAGCAACTGCTAAATTCAAACATAATACAGTAGATTGGAATTCCGAAGAACAAAGGCTACAAGTGCAATTAATGAAACAAGAATTTTATGTAATAGCTCAATTAATGGGTTGGATTGATGCTGACAAAGCAGCTCAAGAAGTAATGAATGTAGAAAAGGCTATCAGTGACCAACCAAGTGAAAACATTAGGGTAAGCTTTAGTACAGGGGGTGGTTTAAGTGATAATGACCAACATTCGAGGGAGAAGAAACTCATTCCCATCCAGAAAGCCATACTTTGATGTGGATGTGCCATTCGATGATATAGAGGTACGCGATTGCAATAATTGCAAGGGTTGCTTACTTGAGGATTTTTGTCAGGAATATATAAAAAGCAATAAGAAAGAAGGTGAATAAATGAGCAAATTTGGTGTACCCACAGATGCACAGTTGCAAAAGATAAACAAATTAGCAAAAAGGACCTTATCGAAAGATGAGGTTTTTGTTTTCTCTGGAAAATCTGCTGGAGATTTATTGATACCCCATAGGTACACAAGATTAAGCCCTGAATTATTGAAAGTTATGGTCGATGATGCTAAGAAAGGTGTATCATTTATGCTTAACCATAATTGGAGTAATTGGGGCGGTATTCAAGGTATTCCTTATGGAAAGGTCTTTGATGGGAGAATTATACCTAGTAACGTAGATGGTGAAACTGTAGAAATGCACTTAGATAAATACATTATTAGAGATGATGAAATCATAGATGGTGTATCTGCAAATGCTTTGATAAAAAGAATTGAAACAGGTATTTTATCTGATACTTCTATTGGATTTAGTACTGATGTAATGGTTTGCTCCATTTGTGGAATGAATTACTGGGGCGGAGAATGTAGTCATTACAGAGGTAGAACTTATGAGTTAGCTGATGGTACTAAAAAAGTATGTACTGTGACTGCTATGCCTCCATCTATTATACTCCCTAACAATAATAATGCCTTATTTGAAGAATCTATTGTTTGGGATGGTGCTTATCCTGGTGCAGTAGTTACTCAATCAAAACATGGCGACATTATAGAAACTCCATCTGGTAAGTTTACTGTATTAGATGACAAAGAAGAATTGCCAGATAATACACCAATAATAGGACATTATCACAATGGCAATATAGTGACCATGGTTAAGAAATCAGATCATAAGAAAATATACTATGTTGGTGGCATTGATGAAACTAATGAACCATCTGATAATACTAGTGTTCAAATAGTAGATGGCAATGACAATATTAATGATTTTACTAATACGAAAGGAGTGGAAAGAGAGTTGCAAAATGAAGAAAAACTAAAAGAAATGATTAAAGCCTTTGGCATTGAGGTGTCAGAAAATATTTCAACCACAGACTTACTCGAACAATTAGCAGAAAAATGGGATGCAAAAGTTGAAGAAATCAAAGCATCTGTAGAACCAGAAAAATCCGAAACAGAAGTTTATATGACACAAGAACAAGTGACAGACGCACTAGGTGTTGAACTATCTGCTGATGAAGT